GCTCACTGCAGGCGTGGCTCTTGATTTAGGCTTTAATGCACAAGATGAGGCCTGCATGCTCTATGTTGACGATGGCAACTCTTTTCAGCTGTTACATAGCTCGCAGTATTCTTTAGCCGGCAACAATGTAACGTTTTCTAGTGATGTTGCAGATCAAGCAAAGGTAATGATGCTTCGTTGGTCAAATGATTAAAATTAAATTATTCAATATAAAGGAGAATAAAAATGCCAAATTTAAATGCAGGTAAAAGATTTACAAAATTGTCCACTATAAATGGCGATAATTATGATCATACGGAAAATGATAAAAGCTTAAATGTAGGTGATGAAGTTGCTATAAAGTTTTTTTCGAAACGAGCCTTAAAGGTCTCTATTAAAAGAGTTGATGGGTGGGAAGATTTTAATGTTCCAGCCAAACAAGCTATGTCACTTGGTTGTGGCGACAGCAGTGTTGTCAACTTTGTAAATACAGAGCACGCATCTTTTCCAAGAGTTGCCGTGAGAGCTAAGTCTGTTGGTAAAGCTGTAACTAATTCGCAATTTTCTGCTCTTGACGCAAGGTTGGATGCAGCAAAGGCCAGCTTGGCCGAAAGGTTTGTGTATTTCCCTGAAATCACAATTGTAGCTGCTTAATAAAGCGCGTTTTAGATAGGTTTACTTATAGACAGCCAGCTTTTGCCGTTAAAGGCAATAGCCAGGCTGATCTATGACAATTTTAAATATAGGAGAATAGTAAAATGCCAAGTCCATCACCAAGAGTAGATATGAACTTTGCTATGCAAAATGGGTTAGTAGATCAGGCCGCATTAGATGCGGCGTTCGGAGTTAGTATGTTTGTATTTGGGGCTATGTAGCTCCAAGTGTATAGATTTGTATTTAATTAATTATTAAAAGGAGATAATAAAATGGGACACCATATAAATCAATCAACTTATGCGTTACTTAGTTTCGTATCGCCAGCATATACGCCTCTTTCGGGGCAGGCTGTGCGATTTGATCCGGCCAATGATATTGCAGCGGGAAGAATACGGGCTCAGGTTATTGCGCATGAAAATGGTCGGAAAGGGCGCCTTATTTGTACAATAGGTAGCGATATCGACGGATATGCGGCAGCAGCACATCAACACGACCGAGACCTCTATTTCGCGCAACATGGGAATTACCCGACGCATGGCGCCGGCAATGGCAGCCTTCCACCTGGTGAAACAGATGGGGGAACGCCGTGGTATCGCACAACAGTGCCGCACGATGGCGTAGATTGGGTTGGGACGATATACAATTCGGCTGATACTTTTACAATCCCACAGGCAATTTGGGACGAAGCTGCATTGCGTCAGGGAACGCCCCAGCAGACCCCCTGGTCGAATCATGCCGTTGGAAGCACACCGGGAACCTTCAAGGGTCCGAATGATGGCAACGGCACAGGCCCCTGGGGCACCACCCAGCACGATGGCCACCCTGGATGGGAGGGTGATATTCTGGATATACTCAGTAATATTATCTTGGATGCAGTTTACGGCGGCGATGGCGTGGTATCTGTTGCCAGCCTTCTTGTTGCAGGCAAAGAGATAAGATTACGCTGGCAGAACGATAGCTATGGCTTTGCCCCGCACACGCCATGGCCTGTGCAATATAGCAATGGTCATTATGATCCTGCCCCACCTTTTAACAGCTGGAGCCGCCAGAGAGAGTTTCCTTATACCGGTGGCGGTTCGAGCGGATATCCGCTTGAAGCGGCTTCTTATATGGTTCCGGTCTCGGAGCAGTTAGTGTATCCTGTTTCAGGTTTATTGGCCGCAAATAAGCATATGGTATTCTTGGAAGGAAAACTGCTTTCTGCCAATCAGTATACGATTACAGATGATTCCTTAGAAGTTACAGATACAGGTGTTGAAGGATTTGCAGTCGGCAACAAAATACAAATTATAAAAGTTAAGTAAATACAACAACAAAGAATTATAGGAGAATAAGAAAATGGCTTTAACAGATGGATTGATTGCAAAATATGATCTAGACACAAACGCAAACGATTCGGTTGGTACCAATCATGGAGCGGTATCGGGCGCCACCCAAGTTGTTGATGGTGCTGGGTACACATTCGATGGAACAAACGATTACATACAGATAGCAAATGATGCTGCGCTAAATAGTAATACAGGCACTATATCTGCCTGGGTAAATTTTAGCGTAAACCCTCTTGGCTCATCAAGCACGGGATCACCATATCTTCATATGTCTGTTGTTTCAAAAACTGATGTATCATCGTCCAAGAATGGGTGGAACCTCTTTATAGCAAACTCTACTCCTCGCATTCAAATAAAAAATGCCACATCACAGACGATGATACAGTCGTCTGGTGCTGCTTTAAATGATGGAAGCTGGCACCACATAGTTGTGACTTTCGAATCTGGCGGCACAACCAAAATGTTTGTGGACAATGTAGAGGTGGCCAGCCAGAGCACCATTAGCTTTAACGTAAGTTCGCAACCTTTAAGGATTGGTACAAGTGTCGATAGTTATTGGGATACCTTTAACGGGTCTGTGAAAGATGTTCGTTTGTGGAACCGCACAATCTCTGCCACCGAAGTCGAGGAACTTTACAATGGTAATACATTAATCCCACAAGGCACAAAATATGATAACACGAATAATCCAGAAATAATTTCTTCCAATGCCCCAAGCGGCGCAATGGGGATAGAGAAGACATCTGGCGACAATGGATTCTTTGTTTATTCCCAGAAGCCATACACACTTTGGTTCAAAGATTCTTTGGGCACCTGGAGTATTCATCAGGCTTTTACATCGGAAAATCTTGTAAATGGGTCGTCTTTTAGGTGGGGAACAAATCAGGCCGCCTATTTGCAAACAGGTGAATCTTCTCATACTGTTTATTTATATGGGCGCACAGGTGCTCTGCTTATTGATTCGACTCCATCTGATGGGAATAACGTGGTCGACGCGCTCGTCTTGGATGACGCATCGACTTTGAAAATTCTTGGCTCATCCAATACGGCAACCACAACAGAATCCACTCACACTATTTCGGACGGCTCTCCTGTGACTATCGCAGATGGTTGCGATGCTTCTGTTGTTGTCAAAGAAGTAGTTAGCGATTATACAGATTCACTCTCTTCTAAGCTGCTGGCATATTACAAGTTTGAAGACAATGCAGATGACTCTGGCGTCTCAGGACTTCACGGAACGGCATCTGCGGGCTGTAATTATGTCACGGGCAAATCCGGCATGGGCAATGCACTCCATCAGACTACGGCCGACGCCCACGTCGCCTTAAGGAATTCCGAGGTCTTGAATTTGGGCCCCGACTTTACTGTTGCGGCATGGATATATGTGCCCTCCGTTCAAGCCGCAACTGACCCGGTAGATAATCCATGGAATGATGTTTCTGTATTTGCCAATGCTGATTCCTTTGGAAACTGGACTTATGTTGCAGGAATCAATTTGTCAGTATCGAAGCCAGGATATTCTAGTGGCTGGGGTTTGCACTCGAATGCATTGGCTCTATATACCGGGTGCGGTCAGGGAAATGGAATTTACTCCTGGGCATACTATGCTGTAAGTACGCCAGCGAACTCATTCCCATATGATGAGTGGGTTCATGTCGCTGTGACATTTGCTGGATCCGACCAAGCTGGTTGGGGTGGAAATGAGAAGTTGTACATAAATGGGCAAGTGCAGGTCTTATCTTCAAGGACAAATCAGCCGGTACAAAACCCAATGGAATGGACCTCTAACGTTCTGGCCGCTAATTTGGGCGCTGGATGGAGAGCCAGTCAACCCGAAGCCATGGGCGGTTCAGGCGAAATAAAGTATGACGAGGTTGCCATCTGGAAAAGGGAACTGTCTGAATCTGAAATTGCAGATTTGTATAATTCTAGCAATGGACAAGAGCTTGATACATCATACGCAACGACAGAGACGGTAAGAAATGACTTTACGGTCGAAAAAGCTGTTACCGTGACTGCACCAGCAGGAACCGATACGACAAACATTAAGGTCGAAATTACTAAATAGGAGGGTCTATGACAATGACACAGATGGCGAAAGGTGCCCTAGATAAGGTTCTAGAAAAAGTTGTTTCAAGAAAGTTATTGGTGTGGGGAACTGCAACAGCACTTCTCTTCACCTCTAATCTTGAGAGTGAACATTGGCTTTATCTCAGTGCATTATATATTGGTGGGCAATCCATAATCGACGCAATAGTTAAATTTAAGAGTGCTTAATGATTAATATCAATTTCGGCGATGTTTTCAGATATTTGGGAGAGTTTTTATCAAAGAACTGGCAAGCTATAGGTCTTGTGATCATGGTTTGTCTATTTTTCTTGACAAAAAACGATTATGCTGCCTTAAAAAACTCGATGGACGTGATGAGTGTGAGCTATCAAGAGCAAATATCTGCCCTAGAAGCCCTCCATGCCAAGGAAATAGCAGCCCGAGAAGAAGCAATTGCTGCTTATGAGCGTGAGCTAATTGAATTAACAAGAAAATATGAGGAAGAGATAGAAAATCTTCAAAGAAACAAAGAAGAGGATATCGAAGAATATATCCGAGACTTTATTCTGCAGCCGGAAAAGCTAGCAAGAGAAATAGAAGAGCAATTTGGATTTGAATATGTTGAATAAGATGATATTTTTGGCACTTTTTATGGTTTTTACAAACACAGCCACAGCAGGAGAAGGTAAATTTACTTTTATTCAGGAAAACGAGCCATCTCCGTTCGTCGGAACTTTATTTGATCCAGAGGCAACAGCGAGATTGTTGGCAAATAATAAGTTTTTGAAAGAAGAGTATGATTTGAAGCTTGGATTTGAGCTTTCAAAACAAGAAAGAGAGTTCAATCTCAAACTAGAACAGCTTCAAATCACCCTGGACACCCAGAAAGAGAAATATGAGGCAACACTAGAGCTAAAAAACACAGAAATCGAACAATTAAACAAGATTATTGCGAAAAAACCTGGATCAAATGCTATGATCTGGGGAATAGTTGGTGGTTTTGTGGCTGGCGCCGCCTCCACTGTCGCGATCGTACATGCGGTGAACAAATGAAGAAAAGCTTAAATGATATTGCGAAGTATGAAGTCGCTATTTCCAAAAAATATGGAAAAGATGCAATCAAGCATCCCCAAGCTGACTGGGACGACGAAAAAGAGAAAGATTATCAAGAACAATCTAAAGCTCTCTATGAAAAAGAAAAGCAAATACGAGAAAAAACTGAAAAAGTAGAAGTTGATGGATTTTTAATATCTAAAAAACTATTTACTAAAGATAGCAATCGAATTTGCCCGACATGTCATTCATATTCTTTTGATTTAAGGGATGATGTATACATGACAAAGTTTGATTGTTGCTTTAAATGCTACATTCAATGGGTAGAGGGACGCGAAGAAAGGTGGAAATCTGGATGGCGCCCAAAAGAGGAAAAATAAATGGCTACAACACTAGAAATTATTCAAGGAATCACACAAGCTGCAGCAAATGCATATGATGGCGCACATGACGAGCGATTTGTCACTGGCGACCCCAAGAAAATCGGACTTTCTCGCGAAGAAGGTTGTCCAATAACTGATTCGCGTGTTTCAGATGGCTTTGGAGTAAAGATAATTGGAGACATGCTGCAAATTAACTATGAGGCCAACGTCAAATTATCCGACGTCTATGCTAGCGGGTTCGAGGAAGAGTGCGAAAGGAGATTGGCTGCTATTGCAGATTTTCTCAAGAAAGAATATAAGGTTGTCACTGGAAAATCCTTATCATTAAATCCACAGGGCGAAGCTGTTTGCGTGGTTCAGCATACTTCTAGAGTTAGAACTTTTGTTATGGCCCACAAAATGTTCAAGATCGGCGGCCTCCGCGACGTAGAAACTCTTGGAGAGGCGGTCACTGACCCGATTGCGGTAAAATATCACAAGTTTTTGAAAGAAGGCGCATTTAATAAAAGCGAATAAATGTCTTATACACTATCAAAAAAAGAGATAGTAGCAGAAATTTTGAAATGCGGCAAAGATCCGGTCTATTTCACGAATAACTACGCAAGAATATCTCACCCGATCGATGGCTTGATCCCCTTTAAGACATACTCTTATCAGTCTGACTTATTGTCCGATTTTAATGATTATCGATTTAGTGTTATCTTGAAAGCTCGACAGTTGGGAATATCTACCATCGTAGCAGCATATATTGTCTGGCTGATGTTGTTTCACCGTGATAAGAATATTCTTGTCATGGCAACTAAATTCGCAACAGCGGCAAATTTAGTAAAAAAAGTCAAAGCTATATTAAAAAACCTTCCAGAATGGATTATTATATCAAATATATCGATAGATAATAGAACATCCTTTGAACTTTCCAATGGCTCCCAAATCAAAGCCGCATCAACTTCTGGCGATGCCGGTCGTTCAGAGGCGCTTTCTCTGCTGGTCCTGGACGAGGCCGCCCACATTGACAACTTGGATGAATTGTGGGCAGGATTATATCCCACAATTTCAACTGGTGGAAGGTGTATTGCACTTTCTACTCCAAATGGTGTCGGAAACTGGTTTCATAAGGTTTATAAAGAAGCTTCAGAATCCGCAAATGATTTTCATCCAATAAATCTTCCTTGGGATGTGCATCCGGATCGAGACCAGGAATGGTTTGAGAAAGAGACTAGAAATATGTCCAGGAGAGAGGTTGCACAAGAACTGGAGTGCAATTTTAATACCTCTGGGGAAAGTGTTATTCATCCGGATGACATTGCGTGGGTAGAAGGCCTTGCTTGCGATCCAAAATATCGTACCGGGTTTGATCGAAATATGTGGATATGGGAAGAGTACCAACCAGACTGTACTTACCTTTTGGTTGCTGACGTAGCCCGAGGCGACGGCGCTGATTATTCTGTATTTCACATAATTAAGTTAGAAACAATGGAAGTGGTGGCTGAATATCAAGGAAAGCCAAGTTTAGATATGTACGCCAGTGTTTTGACACAGGCCGGAAAAGAATATGGCAATTGCCTATTGGTGGTGGAAAATGTGGGAATTGGAATCTCTGTATTGGAGAAGCTTATTGATCTTGATTACCCAAACTTATACTATTCCATAAAGAGTACACATGAGTTTGTAGATAGCTATCAGGGCGAAACTAATAATTCCGCAGTGCCGGGATTTACTACATCCTCGAAGACGAGGCCACTCATTGTGGCAAAATTAGAAGAATTCATTAGAAACAAACTAATTAAAGTATATTCGGTTCGTTTTTCGAATGAATTGCGAACTTTTATTTGGCATAATGGAAAGCCACAAGCAATGCGAGGATACAATGATGATCTGATCATGGCTCTAGCAATAGCTTGTTGGATAAGGGACACAGCATTAAGTGTGAACAAGAGAGAGATAGAATACAAAAAAGCATGCTTAAATTCGATAATAAAGGTCGATACAAAAATAAACACAACAGTTCCAGGAATGGAAGGATACAATAGAAAAGAAGTTTTAGACGAAAAAATGTTTAAACAAGTAGAAGAATACAAGAAATATTCTTGGCTAATAAAAGGATAAAGAATGGCTGACAGAACGAAAAACCCGAATAATCCACAATCAGAGCTTTTTAGAAGGTTGACAAGGTTGTTTTCTGGCCCGATTGTAAACTGGAGAACACAAATGAATCGAAAGATTCGCAGAACTTCTCTGGATAAATATGCAACACAATTTAAGTCTGCCTCTGGGCAACAATTCAAGAAGTCAGAATATAGTCCATTCGACATTATGCATTCGAAGATCATGGCCCAGCAAAATAGGGCCGAGAGATATGTAGATTACGAACAGATGGAATATATGCCAGAGATAGCGTCTGCTTTAGATATATATGCAGATGAAATGACAACCCACACTGCATTGACCCCTATGTTGACTATTCAGTGTCCAAACGAAGAGATAAAAGCAATATTGAAATCTCTTTATGATAATGTGTTAAATGTTAATCATAATCTTTTTGGTTGGTGCCGCTCAATGTGCAAATATGGCGACATTATATTATATATGGATATTGATGAAAGACTTGGAATAAAGTCCGTCATTCCGTTGCCACTTAGGGAAATTGAAAGAATGGAGGGCGAGGATCCCACAAATCCAAACTATATCCAATATCAGTGGAATGCTGGTGGTATGACTTTTGAAAACTGGCAAATAGCACACTTTAGAATCCTCGGAAATGATAAAAACACGCCATATGGAACTTCTGTTTTGGATCCTGGTCGAAGAATTTGGCGCCAATTAGTTTTGATGGAAGATGCGATGATGGCCTATCGGATTGTTAGATCATCCGAAAGAAGAGTGTTCTATATTGATGTGGGAAATATTGCCCCACAAGATGTTGAAAATTTTGTACAAAAAACTATCACCTCTATGAAGAGAAATCAGGTTGTAGACGCCAATACTGGTAGGGTCGACCTTCGATACAATCCACTGTCTGTAGAGGAAGATTACTTTATTCCTGTGAGGGGTGGTGAAGCCTCAAAAATAGACACTCTTTCTGGAGGCCAATTTACTGGAGATATTGATGATGTCAAATATTTGAGAGACAAGCTTTTTTCCGCCCTAAAGATACCTTCCTCTTATTTGTCGAGTGATTCTGAAGGCGCAATGGAAGACAAGAATACATTAGCACAAAAAGATATTCGATTTGCCAGAACAATCCAGAGACTCCAGCGCGCCGCGATTACTGAATTGGAAAAAATAGGCATTGTTCATTTATATACCCTGGGTTTTCGCGGGGATGATTTGGTTAGCTTCAGGTTGAGTCTAAATAATCCTTCAAAAATAGCAGAATTGCAAGAACTAGAGCACTGGAAGACAAAATTTGATATTGCTTCTGGTGCAACAGAGAACTTCTTTAGTAGGCGATGGATAGCTCAAAATATTTTTGATTTGTCGGACGAAGAATTTGTCAGAA